ATACTTTATCCTAATGTTTACTGTCGGAAGACAACAACCACAGGCAATGCCTGATATGATATGGCAGGGTTAGAACTCAACGATTTGAATGTCAACAACGTACTCAATGAGATACGTCCTTACATCGAAGCAGATGGAGGGTACCTTGAGTATGTTGCTATCGATTACCTTAAGGAAGGTCCAGTAGTCATGGTAAGAATGCTTGGTGCTTGTGCAGGCTGCTCAATGAGTGCCCAAACATTAACGATGGGTATTGAACGTATGCTTAAGGAAAAGTTTCCAGAAATTAATAAAGTAATATCAGTTTAGGTTTTAGATACTACACCAGCAGTTGCAGTAGTAGAACTAGGACCGTTATCAAACGTGACATTAGCACCAGTAGCTTCACCAGTCCTTGAGACTGTTGTTGGTGCTGATCTCCTGTAGTCTGCTCTATCTAAGAAGCGAGATGCGAATGAGTTAATAGTTTTCTTATCACCATTCCTATCTACTTCTTTGTTTGGTTCGTAGTCTACTAAGTCGGAGAAGTTATCTTCAAAGAATTCTATTAGAGTTACACTAGGTAGAGCAATCAATCTTTTTACTTCATTAAGATATGTCTCATGCTCCATGTTAGTCACAGGATATATTGACAGTGCTTTAGATAGAGTGTTGCCACCTACCGTTGCTCTGTATGTTTCATTAACCTCAACACCTTTAGGTGTTACAAGGATGTCACCATCTTTAACCTCTTTGGTTTCCCAGTGATGGACTCCATCGATGTTTATATATTTCTTTAGTGCTACCTCTCTTAGAGTATGAATATCTTTTGGCCATCCTTCATAAGGGTCAATGATATTATTTGTGAGAAGTATAACCCAATCTAAGTCTGGTGTACCATAGTAGGTGTTAGCAATCATGTCAGGTCTTTCACCTTCACGAATATAATATGATTCAAATTCATTACTAAACTTCTGAAGTTCCTCTTGAACTATCACTCTTCTGAAGATATTTTTTACCTTTTTATAAGATATAATTTCATCGGCACCTTCAACTCCGACAAATACATTAGGTAGGTTAGAAAAGAATGCCATTAGAATCCTGCTGCTGCGTCTGCTGTTGTGAGTATCTTAGTCTCTGCGAATGAGATGTCAATCTGCACTGCGGGTACCATCATCTGTGGTAGTGGTGTAGTATTATTGTTATTAAATTTTGCTATTGCATCTTTGAATGAAACATACTGACCATCAGGTGTGTAGTTTACATTGAATGAATTACAAATACATGGGTGGAATCTGTAGTGTGGAATCTTTCTGAGTCCCGTACCATTTTGATCAAGTCTTACAAATTCTAAGTTAAATCTATCAGGTGTCTTAAGGTATCTACCTTGTAGATTTACTGTGGTTGTTGCTTGTACTTCTGATTTTGTTTCATTACTATCACCCTCAACTGGTTTAGTGATAGTTAACATACCATCTTTATAAGTCCAGTTTTTATTTTCACCCTCTGCAACTGTAGGTGGTGGAGCATTACCAAACTGAGGTAGCACACCCATCTTTATAGTCTGAATGATTGCTAGTATTCTTTGTGCTTCTTTATAGTTACGAGCAAACATCTTCCAAGAGAAAGAATGGTTTCTAAATGGCACACCATTAAAGACTTGCTCAGTGAAAGGGTTAACTATCTTTCCTTTCGTTAATGCCATTGCAGATTTACCATCCAACTGTGTATTTAATCCAGCTTGATTCATAAGACCTGCTGCTAGAGAGGTACCTTTATTGAATGCTATCTCTGGAAACATACTTGAAGCAGCAGCTTGAATGCTGCTAGTCATTGACTCTGCTTTAGTTTTAGAATCTCCTTCACCCATTGCTGTCCCAGCCATTTGCAGTGCCATCACACCACCTTGTCCTACATCAACAGTTTGATATTGTGCTGCGTATGCTGCTGATAATGCTGCTGGCATTGCCATGTAAACTGGCTCACCTTTAATTTTGGTTGCTGCTTTTGATCCAGGTAAGTTTTGACCACCGTATCCTGCTGGTGACTTCTCGTAATCGATTGCGAATCGTTGTAGTTTTAAGTAGTCAACAGACCCAGTGCTTCCTTCAACACCATGTTCATTTTTACCTTCAACTGGTACTCTTATGGGATATGTTAATGCCATGCTCGGTCTTGTACCTAAATACTTTTACTTTGCTATGTCTATTTATGAGGTATCAGGGTAAATTCACTCCTAGATTTCCAAGGAAGTATAAGGGTGACCCTACGAATATTATTTACAGGTCTTCTTGGGAGTACAAATTCATGGTGTGGGCAGACACATCTACATCTGTACAAGAGTGGGCTAGTGAAGAGATTGCAATACCTTATATATCTCCTGTTGATGGTAAACGTCACAGATATTTCCCAGATTTTTATGTCAAAGTGAAGGGGAAAAAATCTTTAGTTGAAGTTAAACCTTTGTATCAAACAAAAGAACCTAAGACGCAAAAGAAAATTAATAAAAAATATATTAGAGAGGTTGTTACATATAGTGTCAACCATGCTAAGTGGAAAGCGGCTCAGAAATTTTGTAAAGCAAACGGGTGGGGATTTGAATTGATTACTGAAAAAGAACTCAAAGTATAATGGTAGTACAAAACTTTAAAGAGAGGTCTCGATATACACCGAGAGCATCTTTGAACCAACTGATAGGATGGTCAAAGAATAATAAGAATGCTCCTTCGTATAGCAATAGATACTCTGTACAATTTTCAACACCAGTTATCTTTGGTGGAGGTGGTGGGTCAACATCAGATAGAGTATCATATTATGGTGGAAAGAATTTTACTTTAGAGATTGGTGACAATGCTAACCTCTTAAATTTCTATGCATCAACTGTTAACTTACCTAGTAGACAGGTAACAACCTCTGCCATTACTAATATTGGATCAGCATATAACTATGCTACATCATCTACATTCAGTCAAATTCAAATAGATTTCTTACTACCTAGGTCACATGCAACTCGTAACATCTTTGAGAGATGGATCCAGTTGATGTCTAGTGATGCTAATCAGATGACAGATTACTATGACAGTTATGTTTGCCCTAGTCTAAAAGTTTTTAAGTGGGAAAGAGGTGGAGGATTGAAGGTACCTTACACCCAGAAATTCCTTGAGCATATTAAATCATTAGGTATAAAGTTAGAGCAAGTACCTTCTTATAAGGCAGACCAGTTGGTAGGAATATATGACATGAGAAATGTATTCCCATTCAACATTGGAGCGATATCATTAACTAACGAGACAGCACAAACTATCACACTCTCAGTTGGATTTTATTACGAGAGGTATAGATTTTATGTTGATGATAAGTTTGACTCAGCATCTAGCATGGATCCTATTAATCAATTTGGCATAGCCTAAATCGACTTTTAGTTCCCCAGAAGTCGCAAAAAAATCTCGGCACATTTTTTGACCCCTAGGGTTTTTGACTAAATAACTGTACTGAAGTGAATTCTATGGCATTACCTAAGTTAAACGTCCCTGAGTATAATCTCAAGCTGCCTAGCAGTGGAAAGAATGTAAAGTATAGACCTTTCCTGGTCAAGGAAGAGAAACTTCTCTACCTAGCAATGGAAAGTGGTGAGCAGAAAGATATGATTGATGCAGTCAAGAATATCCTTACCTCATGTACTAATCTCAGGTCACTAAAAGATCTTGCAACCTTTGATATTGAATATCTCTTCCTTAAAATCAGGACGAGATCTGTGGGTGAGAATGTTGATGTAAACATTACTTGTCCAGATGATAATGAGACACAGGTTCCTGTATCAATACCACTAGATGATATTGAAATAACAAAGAGTCCCGATCATAAAAGAGAGATAAAACTCAGTGATGATATCATTATCACTATGGGTTATCCATCCTTTGATATGTTTGTTAAACTTAATCTTGTTGGTGATGATCCTGGTGTGGATCAAGTTTTTGAAATGGCAGCAGCATGTGTTGAAACTATTGCTGATAGCGAACAAGTATATGATTGCAAAGACTCTTCTAAGAAAGAACTCCTAGCATTCTTTGATGATATGAACTCAGGACAGTTTAAAAAGATACAAACATTCTTTGAGACTATGCCTAAGTTATCTCATACTATTAAGGTATTAAATCCTAACACTGGTGTAGAGAATGAGGTCACATTGGAGGGACTAAGCTCTTTTTTCGAGTAGTCCTCCTACACGGGGACCTAAAGACATATTATGAATCAAACTTTGCTTTGATGCATCATCATAAGTGGAACATGGAATACATAGACAACCTTATACCATTTGAAAAGGAAATCTATGTTCACCTACTCATAAAGTTCCTCCAGGAAGAGGAAAGACGCTACAAGGACAAACAAGCATCTAATGGCTAAGTTAGTACTATATAAACCTGTTAAACCTCTTAAAGGAAAAGGGGTTCTAGCTGCTCATAGCCAGAAAACTCTTGCTATTAATCAGTCAGGAGTAATTAGTAATAGTATTGGTAAGATTATACTGGAAATGAAATCCATTGCTGGTGCAACGGTATCATTTCAAAAGTATCAAGAGAAGAAAAAGAAGAAGTTAGCACGCTTAGAGAAAGATAAAGCTGCTGAGAATTTACAGGAAGGAAAGATATTACCTGAGGGTCCACCGAAAGGTAACATTAACGAAGGTAAGAATAAAGACTTAAAAGATACGAAGACATCCAAGGGAGCAATGACTTGGATGGAGAAAGTCTTTGGCCCATTAGCAAACTTTATGAAAGATTTGATCACCTTAGTGATTACTAAGGCGGTCTTTGACTTCATGAAAGACCCTAAGAATGCTAAGACAGTACAGTGGGCAATTGAAACTACAGGTAAGGTCTTTAAGTTCTTTGCTGGTTGGGTTAAGGGATCTGTCGAGAATCTTCTCGGCGGTATGGGTAAGGTATTTGATTCTAACGCACCATTTTGGGAGAGGTTAAAAGGATTTGGCCAGATGCTGATGGGATTCCTAGGGCTAGCAGCTCTAATGAATCCTTTCGGTATGATGATGGGTATCCTCACCCTGTGTCAAAACCTAGCTGGTTTGGTTGAGAAAGTTATTGAGCTGGCAAAAAAATTCCAAAACTGGTGGAGGAAGAAGGCTGGAAAGGTAGGACAAAAGGGTGTTCAAGCAGTAGATAAGACTAAGGATGCAATTAAGGGAGTAGATAAGGCGAAGGATGCTAAGAAAGCATCCAAGATAGATGATATAATGGAGGGTGCAGGTAAGGTAACTAAAAAGTTAGCAGATACTAAGATTGGTAAGCAAGTTACTGGTGCAATTGATAATGTAGGTAAGTTTTTAGATCCAAAGAAATTAAAAAACCTCCTGCCCAAGGTAGATGTTGGGGATGCAAAGAAGGGGATAGGTAATTTCTTTAGTGGTATTGGTAAGAATATTCAGTCTGGTATTGATTGGGCTGGAAAGCAAGTAACAAGTAAGTGGGCTGAGGCACAGAAGTATGGTAAAAACTTACAGAAGAGATTGAATTCTAAGTGGGGTGATCTGGGTAACTGGATTAAGAAGGCTGGTAGCAGAGCCAAAGAGATAATGATTGAGAAGGTTCTAAAGCCTGCTAAGAAGCATTTAGATCCTTTGATGAAGAGGATGACTGGTGTCGGTGATACAATCACCAAATTATTGAGAAAGATACCTGGCTTTGAATGGATAATGAAACTCCTGAAGAAGAAAGGTGCTAAAGGTATCTTTAGTTTAGGTCCAGTGTTGAAAGAGATAGGACCGAAAGCAATTGATATCATTGGTGGTATTGTTAACATGGTGTTTGCCTATGATAGATTTGCTCAGGGGGATACTATTGGTGGTCTTATTGAAGGTGCGTCTGGTATCTTAGACTTGTCTGGTTTACCACCTCCTATAGGTCCAGGTTTTCTCCCTGGTCCTAAAATATCTCTTGGTTTGGATGCCTACATGTTTGCAAGAGACTTGCTGCCTGACTTCTTCCCAGAAGCAGACCTCAAGGCAGGTGAAGATGCTATGATTGAGAAACTAGGTCTGGGTGGTCTCAAAGGTAAGATGGATGCTCTCTTTAAGAAACTACCTGACTTAAGTCAGATCATGGGTTGGTTTGGAGGAGGTAATAAGAAGGATAAAGTTGAAGGTGGAGAGGAAGATACTACAACTCCTGGTGGAGGTACTGATACTTCAGGTTGGGAGGTCAATGAAGATAATGTTATCTCTGGTGATAAATTTATTGAAGGTGGTGGTGATGAGTTTTCACAAGGTGGACCATTCACTAGGATACCTGAGATGGCATCAGGTGGTGCGTTAACTTCTATGTCAGAATCAAATGCATTGGAAGAGGATGAGGATGCAACTCCATTTGCTTTCCCTATTACTAATACAATTCCAATCTTCTTGCCCATGCCAATAAATAGTAGTCAGGAAGTAATACAAGGTCAACGCTCACCCCTACTTGATAAAGTCTAATGGCATCAGCAGTTAAGAAAGGTGGAAAAATAAACTTTGCGAAGGTAGTTGCACCTGCTAAGGAGGAAGGTGAACAGGTAGCAGTAATAAAGTCAATCAATATTAATATTAAGGCAACGAATGATCTAAACAAGACATGGAATTCGATTGCCAAGATCTTGATGGATACTAAGAATATTCAGGTCGAAGCATTCAAGAAGTTATCTTCTGGTGCAAAGGTAGATTTCAAACCAACGTTCAATCAGTC